TCACTGCGTTCGGAATCTCGTGAAAACGTGGCCGTTTACACGCCACCGAAAACCGTCCGGACGGACTATCAAGCCGCACTTGATGCTTTCCACGAATCATGCCCCAGCCTTCCTAAGGTGCAGAAGCTATCAGATTCCCGGAAGAAAGCAATCAAGGCAAGGCTTAATGACTTTGGCTTAGAGGATATAAAGCGAGCCTTTGCCCTTACGGAGCAATCGGACTTCCTGAAAGGCACTAATGCCAATGGATGGCAAGCGGGGTTTGATTGGCTTATGAAACCCGCGAATCTTACCAAGGTGCTGGAAGGGAATTATGAGAATAAGCATAAGTCGGGGAAGCCTGGAAGTATGTTTGGGGAGGATGATTATCTGGCAAAGGTTGCTAGGGGTGAAGCCTCAATCATGGATGAATGGTTCGGCGGGGTAGCGGAAGGAGGATAAACATGACGGAAGAAGAGGTAGGAAGGATCGTGCTGGCGATACGGAGCGCATATCCTAGCCATTTTAAACAATTTGGCTCTGAGGACATAAGGGGAATGCTTCTGGCATGGTCGCTTGTGCTAAGTGAATACGACTTCCATTTGGCTTCAAGGGGGCTGCAGCTATTCCTAGCGAATGACCGCCAAGGCTTCCCGCCTTCCCCGGGGCAAGTGGTTGATTGTATCGTGAAAATTAAGCACCCGGTACAGAATGAGCTTACAGGCACGGAGGCATGGGCGCTTGTAAGAAAGGCGATACGGAACAGCTACTACAACGCCGAAGCGGAATTTGAGAAGCTACCTCCAGCTTGCCAAAGGGCGATAGGGAGTGCCGCAAGCCTTAGAGAGATAGGGCAGCTTGATACGGAGAAGGTCGAGACGGTGGAGCAGTCGCACTTTATTAAGGCTTACGAGACAGTGACGAAGCGGGAAAGGGAGAATTTGAGAATGCCGGAGGCAATTAAACAGCTTATCCAGAAGATGGATAACGACAAGAAACTGTTGGAAGGGAAGGAAGGAGCATTGCTCCATGATTGACGGAACGGAGAATGGGAGGTGCTTTATATGCCAGAGGCGCGGGCGAACCGACCTCCACCACTGCTTGCACGGACACCGCCGAAAGATGGCGGATAAGTACGGCTTGACTGTCTGGCTTTGTCGGGAATGCCATAGCGCTTTGCATGACAAGGGCAAGTATGACAGAGAGCTGGAGGAGATGGCGCAAAAGGAATTTGAAAAATCCCATAGCCGGGCGGAATTTATCCGGGTGTTTGGGAAAAACTATTTGTGAGAGGGGAAAACATATGAAAAATGCATTTGTAAGTAGTGCAGAGTTAAAACTTGAAAATCCGATTTTTGATAATTTCAGAACAGATATGAATTTAATTATCCGGGAACTGCTTAAAAACATGATTGCAAGAGGGAGCGAAGACGGAAAAATCACAGCAACTATAGAGGTCGGGTTATTTCCGGAAGTTACCGAAACAGGTACGGCCTTACAGCCACAATTTACGCACAAGGTAGCCTCTGTATTGCAACTAAAAGACCAAAAGAGCGGAATTGTCTCATGCAAGGATATGGAGCTGGCACTTGACGAGGAGACAAATACATATTATCTGCGGCGCATGACGGGAAAGGCGCAAATGAGTATCTACGACATGGATTTAAGAGAGGAATGCCCGGGTAATGAAGACGAGGAATACTAGGAGGATTGAAGCATGAAGATTATAAATTTAACGCCGCATGAGATTGTGTATATCAAGGCGGACGGAACGAAGGAAACATTTCCATCAATCGGAAGTTTGAGAGCGGACAGGGTGGAGCTTTCTAGGGAAGAGAAGGACGGCTTTATTATCTGCAAATATGGGTATTTGCGGCAAGACATGGGGGAAGATATTGAGCGGTTGCTTATCGAAAATGCTGATGACAAAGATTGCTATTTCATCGTTTCAAAAATCACGCTGGAGGCATTAAAGGGGCTGGATGTTGATACATCGAACTTTTTAATTGTTGGCGACACTGTGAAGGACGATAGCGGGAAGGTTATCGGATGCAGAAGCTTTTCAAGGGGGTAGAAAATGAATCATGTAGTTTTAATCGGTCGGCTTGTGCGGGATCCAGAAATTAGATACTCGCAAGGGGAAAAGCCTATGGCGATTGCCAGGTATACGCTGGCGGTGGATAGGAAGGACAAGCGAGAGAACGAGCCAACGGCTGACTTTATCCGCTGTATCGCTTTCGGCAAGAATGCAGAATTTGCCGAAAAGTACATGAGCCAAGGGCGAAAATTTGCGGTAGATGGAAGCATTCAGACAGGAAGCTATCAGAACAAGGACGGACAGACGGTCTATACAACGGATGTTATCGTAAACGGACAGGATTTTTGTGATTCTAAGCCGGCGGGTTCTGGAAACTCTGGAAACTATGCGGGAACGGCAACGGATTCCGAAGGATTTATGAGTATTCCGGATGGCGTAGAGGACGAAGGACTGCCGTTCAACTAAAGGGAACTGTCAACCGATAGCTGACAGTTGGTTATCAACTATCGGTTGACTACCACGGCGGATACATAGAGAGGTGAACAATGAAAGAGGTAAAGCTATATCAATGCGAGATTTGCGGAACTAAATATGCGGAGAAATTAAAGGCTAAAGAATGTGAAAAGTACCACGCGAAAGATTTGGTGATCTCTGATTGCAAATATCACGGAATGAATGTTTGCGGAAGCTTTCCAGTAAAAATTTGGGTTAAGGCGAAAAACGGAGAGGAAAGGATGTACCGGCTATGACAAGACTGCCAAACTTAGAATTGCTGATGTATAAAGCAGGGATTTATCTTGAATACGATGAAGAATTCGCACAAAAAGCAAAAGGAAAATCACTACATTTCACAATCGAGACATTCCCCCAAACATGGGGGAGCACCTGTACAGGATTCGACATCACAGAGGACGGAAAGGCTACTATTGGAGGTTGCGCCATGACTACCGAATATACAACGGTGGTACATGAAAAAAGAACCGATTTTTATTGTGTGTTTTTTGGCGATAGACCTTGCTATGCGGTTCACAATCCCACAAAAGAATTTTATGAGGATTTGAAAGATAGGCATTTGGCTAGCCTATCAGAATCAAAAGAGAGGTATTAAATGACGAGAGAAGAAGAGAGGAAAGGGCATATAGGAGATAAGAGGGGGGTAAATATGAAACTTACAGAAGAAATGAGACACCTAATAAATGGTCATTTGCTGATAGAGTTTTTCAGAGAAAACGCAATTCCAGACTTAAAGGATGCTCTGCCGGAACAAATAGATTCCATCCATGGTGTGGAGGAAAAACTGGAAGAATTTTTGGAATTGATAGAGAAAAAGGCTGTTGAGGCAGTAGAGAAAGAAGTGGGGGAATTTGCCAATGATTGAGATAACAGAGAAAGATTTAGTGGATGTTCCGTTGAACCCGGTAAACCATCCTTCTCACTATGAGACAGGGAAATATGAGTGTATTGGGGTGATGCTTGAGACACAAGGCGAAGAAGCAGTAAAGGGGTTCTGCATCTGCAACGCCATGAAATACCTGTATCGGCACAAAAAGAAGAACGGCAGAGAGGATATAGCAAAAGCCAAGTGGTATTTGGAGAAGTATCTGGAGCTTGAAGAAGGGGAGAAAGCCGGGAAGGTGCAGAGCGTCGAAACTAATCGCTTAGATGGCATAAAGAAGCTAAGGCGCGGTTCTAACGCAATAGCAGAATAAGAGAAAAATGGGGGGGGATAAATGAGGATATTTATAAGCCATTCCAGAAAAGGACGAGAAGCAGAAGATATACAGAAAGAAAGAGAAAAGTTATCACTTAAGCTGAAGGAGAAGTATGGCGAAGGGGTGGAGATCGTAGAAACCTTTTTGAATGAAATTTCAGAGAAGGACGAAGAGGAAAACCCTGTATGGGTCTTAGGTTGGTCGATACAGTTGCTTTCAACTGTTGACGGAGTTGTTTTCGGCCGAGATTGGTACAAGTCAAAAAGATGCCGGATAGAACGGCAGATATGCCATGAATATGGAATTGAGATGGTAAAGCTGTAAGAAGGGAGGCGAGTATGGATATCTATATAAGCCAGCCAATGGAAGGGCGAGAAAAGGCGGAATGCGATAAAGAGCTGGTTGATGTGGCAGCGGCGCTAAAAAATGAATATAAGGATAAAAAGCTAGGCTTTTTCTTCCGGATCTGCACGGATGACAGATATTTGCGAATGTTTGATTTTTGCAGAAATGTTTTTTTCTTAGGAGAATCTAAAGCCGTTTACTTTGTGGACGGCTGGGAAAAAGATAAGTTATGTAGGATTGAGCGGGAAATTTGCGAAGCGTTTAATTTAAGCATAATAAAAAGCAAGTAAGAAAGGGGGATAGCTATGATAAAGCCTTTAAATTTTGGGAATTTTCAAGCCATGAAAAGGTATAGCTATAACCAAATGAACGCCTGGGCGGTGTCCGTGTATCAGAGCGGATTCGAGGACGGGCAAGAATCTATGCCAAGGATCCTAGAATATGATAAGGACACAATGGAAGAGTTCTTGCTTAAGATTGACGGCATAGGAGAAAAGACAGCCAAGAAGATAGTAAATGCCTTTATAGAAAAAGGCGAAGCGGCATGGGAGATATAGATGGATTGGGTAAGTGAAAAGATACAAGTTAAATGCCCCTTTTATATAAGTCACACCTTCCCAAGAGGGAAGGGAGCGACTTCTATATCGTGCGAGAAATTGCCGGAGATAGAAGGGAATTGCACCATGCAGATATGCTTTTCCGACAAGAAGGCATTAGATGCGCACATGGCCGCATACTGCAAGTGCTTTTCATTTGCCCGGTGTCCGCTATATAAGCACATTGCCGAAGGATTGGAGAAGGAGGAAGGAAAGAGTGAGGAAAGACGAGCAGAAAAGACTAAGAAAAGAAGCTGGCTTGACGAAGAAATTGAGAGAAGCCGGAAAGCAAAAAGATACTAGGATAAAGGCGCTGGAAATGCGGGCAAGCCACTTCAGAGCCTTGAAGGACTCGAAGGACGCGGAAATAGCAAGGCTTAACCTCTCGATATGCCATAGCGAAGCACTATGTAGCATTTTGATTAAGCGACTGGGCGGAACCGTAGACGTATCCGGGCAAGATTGGGTAAAGGCGATAGAGGATAGGCGGTCTATCGTAGCAAGAACGGACGAAGCCGGCACTTTTTCCTTCATGGAAGCGGATATTGCTAGGGAAAAGGAAGCAGAAAAGGCGTAGGATAAAGAAAAAAGCAGAGAGGAGGGGGAAACGTGGGAGGCGCGAGAGGCGTAAAAAAAGGGTTCATGCAAGATTATCTTACGGAGGAAATGCTTACTTATGTTACGGCACTAAAACGCAAGGGCGTGACCGATGAGGAACTAGCCAAGGCGCTGGGCATATCTAAGCAGACCTTGTATAACTGGAAAAAGAAGAGCCAAGAATTTCGCTTTGCAATCCGTGACGGAAAGATGGTTGCGGATGCCCAAGTGGAAAATGCCCTTTTCCTCTCTGCTATAGGGCACACAAAGGAAGTAAAAACGGTATTAAAAGACAAGACGACAGGAATCCCCCTTGTAAAGAACCAGGACGGAGAAATTACCCTTATGAAAGGGAAAGAGGGGGAAGAAATGCTTTACTATACGGATGTTCTATACCTAAAGCCGGATGTTAAAGCTATGATTTTCTATCTTACGAACCGATGCTTTAAAGATTGGCAGATGAACCGCCAGAATAAAGAGGATAGCGAAAGAAGCGGGCTTCCCGCCGGAGTTGTGGAAGTCGTAGTAAGAAACGAAGGACTGGAGGAACTGGAGAGAAAAGCTATTGAGGAAGCAAGGAAGAAGGACGAGGAAGCCAGCAAAGGGGGGTAAGAAAAAAGGAAGGGAAAAACCCTTCCTTTATGCATTGATTAGGTCGCTTGCTGAGATTGTGGGGTAGTATTTATTTATCTGGATCCATTCCCCATAATTACCGGGGTGAACTTTCCTGGTCATTACCTTGCATATTTCTTCGTCCATGCCAAGGCGGGGGATATATAAGAAGGTGACTGTCTTGCTTGTCCGTCTGATGATTTTGATGGCTTCCCTATGGAGAGGGTCGCCGTCAGTGTACTGTTGGGGTTCTTGGTAGTAGTTCCCCATGATGAATTTAGTATTTCTTTGCGCTTCTGCAAGTGCGGCGTTGGCGTTGGCTAATGCCTCGGTGGCTTCCTGTAGGTTGGAAGCCTTTGCCATGCGGTAGCTGAATATGTCGATGATTTTTTCCATAGTTGTTTCCTTTCTTTTGAGAAAGGGGAGATAGACTCCCCAAAGTCTTAGCAATACTCTTCTTCGTATAAGTGAAGCAGTTCTTCGCAAATCTCTTTAAAGTGTGGATTTTCGAGAGTGTCGAAGTCGGTGTTATACCCTCCGTCTTCGTCTATACATCCGTACTTTTTCAAGAAGTCGAGTCCTCTATAAACGCTTACGCCGTTATTTTCTTCATCGTAAAAATAGAAATGAATACCGCCGTCGTAGTCTGCATCTACGGATTCAGTTTGGATGTAGATTTCAATGTCCTGTAAAGTAATCTTTTTCATATTATGCTTCCTTTCTGCCCTCGTGGGCGGTGTGCCGTGCGGCTTGTTGTTTGCTATGTCCCAATTATACAATAATATGCACCAATTACAATAGGCAGAACAACTGAATTATGCACCAATTATTTATGTAATTTGCACATATCACTATTTTGCCAAATGTGCTATTCTATTCTTGGAGGTGATAGAATGGCATTGGACAAGCAAAGAAAGATAAAAAGAGAAATGGAATACCAAAAAACAAATATGAAGCGGATTCCTTTTTCTATACAACTTTCAGAGTATGAAGCATTGAAGGAGCAAGCGGATAGCGTTCCTATGAATACATTTATAAAGAAAGCCCTTAATGCCTACACGGGGCAAGAGATATTTAAGGTATAGGGGGTGAGTATGGAAGATTTGCGGTTTGAGTGGGACGAGAAGAAAAATGAAATTAACATCAAGAAGCACGGTGTTAGCTTTGAAGAAGCAAGTACATCATTTTATGATGATTTAGCTATCGTCATCCCTGATGAGAAGCATTCGGAGGAAGAGGAACGCTTTATACTTATTGGAAAGAGCGAGAGCGATCGCGTTTTATACGTATCGCATTGCGAAAGAGTTGGGGGAATTATTCGCCTGATTTCTGCAAGAAAAGCGTTGAATAGAGAGGTTAAAGAGTATTTAAGGAGGTAAAAGATGGGAAAGGTTTTAGAAGATGACGAAATGCCAGAGTTAACAAGCGAGGATTTCAAAAAAGCGGTTAGAAACCCGTATGCTCAGTATTTCAGGGAAAAAGATTCCCTTATAGTACCTGATAAGGCGGTTGAGTACTTTATAAAGCAAGCGACAGAGACGGGCACAGATTGGCGAACATTGGCGAATTTCTATTTGATGGATGCTGTAAAGAATGGGAAAAAAATCAAAATAGAATAAAGTAAAAGAAAAATGAAAATACTTAAAACTTAAAAAGGAAGTAGACGACTTTAAAAAAGGACAGCTTAACGGCTGTTCTTTTTTTATTGCTAGGGTAAAAATCCCTTGATTTTGCTTGAATTACAAGGAGAAAGGGGGGGATTTATGGAAGCGATATGGAAGCCACAACCAAAGCAAGCCTTGATGATGGCAAGGGCGGAGTATGAAGCACTATATGGCGGAGCGGCTGGCGGTGGAAAAACGGATTATCTCGTTATAGAAGCATTAAGGCAAGTGCATATTCCGCACTATAAAGCCTTGATTTTAAGAAGAACCTTCCCCCAGCTGAAGGAAATTATAGATAAGGCCTTCCTTTACTACCCGCAAGCCTTCCCGGATGCCAAATATAACAAGACGGAACACCGCTGGACTTTCCCAAGCGGGGCGAAGATTGACTTTGGAAGCTTAAATTCTGAAGAGGACAAGTATAAGTATCAAGGTATTGCATACGACTTTATCGGCTTTGACGAACTTACGCACTTCACGGCGACACAATACGAGTATCTAAAGTCAAGAAACCGTGCGAATGGCGCGGGAACTGCCGTATATACCCGGGCGACAGCAAACCCAGGGGGCGTAGGGCATGGATGGGTAAAGGATAGATTTGTCACGTCTTGCAAGGCTGGAGAGACTAAGACGGAGGTATATAAGGTAAAGACGGAAAAGGGCATTGAGTATAAGGCGCAATCCCGCGTATATATCCCCGCCTCTGTATTTGATAACAAAAAGCTATTGGAAAACAATCCGGAATACGTCACGCATCTTGCGGCACTTCCTGAAGCGGAAAGAAATGCCCTTTTATATGGGGACTGGGACAGCTTTACAGGGCAAGTATTTACGGAATTTAGAAATGATAAGGACGGCTATATCACGCGCCAGTGGAGCCATGTAATCGAGCCGTTCCCGATTCCTGAGTGGTGGAAGGTATTCCGCGCCTATGACTTTGGTTATAGCAAGCCTTACGCTGTAGGCTGGTATGCCGTTGATGGAGATGGGCGAATGTATCTAATTCGCGAATTGTACGGCTGCACAAGTACCCCTAATACAGGCGTGAAGCACGAGCCGCACGAACAGGCACGAAGGATAAAGGAAGTAGAAAATACCGACCCTCGGCTAAAGGGAAGGAAGATAAGCGTTGGAAGTGTTGCGGATCCAGCGATATGGAATAAATCGACAGGCGTATCTGTGGCGGAGGCTATGGAATCGGAAGGGGTTTACTTTGATAAGGGAGACCATGAGCGACTAGCGGGACTTGTGCAATGCCACTACCGCCTTGCATTTGATGAAAATGGCTATTCGATGTTCTATGTATTCTCTGACTGCCTCGATTTCATCCGGACAGTGCCAAATTTGACCTATGACGAGAAGAATGTGGAGGATATAGACAGTAGCCAGGAAGACCATATTTACGATTCATGGCGGTATGCGTGCATGAAAAATCCAATAAAGGCAAGAAGGAACTACATCGACAGGGAATCACACGATTTTGACCCGCTTAATTTGTATCAAGGCAACGCCAAGAGAAGGCTATATAGAGGATAGGAGGAAAGAATGGCAAGAAAGAAGAAGGAAGTAGTAGAAGAGAAGAAGCAAGTGGCACGTGCCGGGGAAGGCATTGCGGAGGATAGACCGGAGGGAAAGCCTTTTATGAATCCCCCGGTTGAGCCTGTCGTGTATAAGCCAAAGCTTACGGACGAGGATTGCAGAGAAGCAGAGTTTAGATGTAAGCAATACCATCAGAAGATGGAACCGCTTGAAAACCGATTAATCGAAAATGAGACCTACTATAGGCAGCAATACTCTGATTACAAGGGCACGGACGATAGGAAGGCCTTGCCGGAGAAGGGGAGCGGGTATCTTATTAATGCGATTATTAATAAGGTCGCTGATATGATGGACAACTACCCCCAGCCTACAATCCTTCCTCGTGAAGAATCGGACGAGGAAACGGCTTCAATCCTTAGTAAGGTTATCCCCGCGATACTGGAGCGGAATAATTACACAAAAGTGTATTACGGTTGTGCCATGGAGAAGGTAAAGAACGGCGTATCTGTTGCCGGAGTATTCTGGAATCCCACAAAGGACAATATCGGAGACGTAGAGATTAAGCGTATCGACATTATAAACATGAGATGGGAACCTAACATCGAGGACATACAGGACAGCAAGGAAGTGTTTATCCTCACGGAATCCGATGTAGATACTATGAAGGTGCTTTATCCGCAGATTCTTGGCAATCTTACCGGGGAATTTGGCACGGATTTAAGCAGTTATAGCGATTCTGAGGTGGCAAGGTCGGAAGATAAGGTAATTGTCTATGACTGGTACTATAAAAAGACCGTTTCTGTAGAGATTGGCGGACAAGTATTCCCGAAGACCGTCCTACACTATGCAAAATTCTGCAATGGCAAGCTACTGTATGCTTCAGAGAACGACCCCGCAAAGGAATCCGGCTGGTATGAAGATGGGCAGTACCCCTTTATCTTTGATGTTATGTACCCCATCAAGAACACGCCTGTCGGTTTCGGCATGATTGATATTATCCGGGAACCTCAGGAGTTTATCGACAAAATGAATAAGGCTTTGATTCAGAACGTCCTTGCCAACGCCCGCCCTAGGCGGTTTGCTAGGGAATCGACAGGCATTAACGAGGAAGAATTCAACGACTACAATAATCTGATTGTACATTATGAGGGCGACCCTAACGGTATTGTGCCGATTGATGTAAACCCATTGCCCCCTATCTATGCGCAGATTTTGGAGAACGTAAAAGAGGAGTTAAAGGAAAATTCCGGGAACCGTGACTTCTCACAAGGAGCCACAAGCGGAGGCGTTACAGCGGCATCCGCAATCGCCGCATTGCAGGAAGCTTCAAGCAAGACTTCCCGCACCATGAATTTGGTATCATACGATGCCTTTAAATCCCTTATCACGATGGTTATAAGCAGAATGCAACAGTTCTACAGCGTTCCAAGAACCTACCGCATAATTATGAACAATGAAAACTACTATGCAATGGTGGGTATCTCCAAGGATTCCCCTATGGCAAGTGATTCCATGGCGGAGTTACTGCCGGATTCCGTCTTTGACCAGTCTATAGGGAAGTACATGGGCGGGCATAAGCCTATCTATGATATTTCCGTAGGAGCGGAAAAGGCGAGTCCGTATTCCAGAGTAGCACAAAACGAGTTTGCTAAAGAGTTATTCCAGTTAGGGGTATTCAATCCCCAGCTTGCAGACCAAACGCTTGGAATGCTTAAGATGATGGATTTTGACCAGAAAGAAGAGATTATCCAGATGGTATCACAGAATCAGACCTTGCTCCAAGAGAACGCCCAGATGAAGCAATTACTGCAAGGCTTGGGCGGGATTGTAGCGGAGACGACTGGAGACACAAGAATTATGCAGATGTTCGGTATGCCGGAAGAGGCGCAAGCTATTCCGGGAAAAGCAAGCGGCCAGAGCATAGCCGTAAACCAGCTAGGCGAAGCACGGAAGGAGAACACCACCTCACAGGCGGAGAAAGCTAGGATAGAGGCAAGAGAAAGGGCGGGCGTATGATAAAAGGCTTATGGAGAGAGACGGAGGGAGGCATAGAGCTATCCCTCCATGGACACGCTAAGAGAGAGAAGGAAGGGACGGACTACGCCTGTAGTAAGGTTTCCGCCCTGTCGCAAGCGCTTGCCTATAGGGTGCTGGAGTTCTTCAACAAGGATAGTAGGGGTGGAAGCTACTACTACAATGCAAGCCATGGAGATTTCACTTTATCCGTAGATTTTGGGCGTATGCCGGAGACGGAAAGAAGGGAGGTTCTGGCAATGTTTTCCGTTGCCCTATATGGCTTGGATATTGTCGCTATGCAATACGAAAATAGTATCGTTATTGCTAGGGAATCTGTAAAAGAGAAGTGCTAAAACCACTTTAGACACTAGGGAGAGACCTAAGAGACGGACACGCTCACCATAAAGAGCAGAAGGGAAGAAACGAATGAAAAGATTATACCTTGAACCTTTACAGTTTTCAGAAGGCGGAGCAGACGGCGCAAGCGGTGCGGAAGGCACGACAGAAGCGCAAGAGACTGCACAGGCACAGGAAGGAGAAGCGCAGAATCCGGAGGAGAAGACGGAGGAAGTTCCTAAAGAAGAGGCTCCAAAGGCTGACCTAAAGAAGCTACTGAAAGAGAATGAAGAGTTAAAGGCGCAGTACGATAAGGCGGTGCAAAACCAAATTATCAGACGTTTTAAGGACTACGATGGCCTTAAAGCAAAAGTTGCGGATTTGGATATGTTATCCGGCTTAATCATGAGTGCATTTCCTGATGCGCCGCAAGACGGAGACCCCGCAAACCTAGTAGCCTACCTTCAGAATAAGACAGCCCTTTACGCAGAGGCGGCAAGCCAAGCCGGCATGACCGTAGATGCCTATAGGCGTATGCAAGAGGTAGAAGCAAAGAATAGGGCATTGCTGGGAGAGCAGAGAGCGGCACAGGAAGAGGCACAGAGAAGAGAACTTTACGCCCGCTGGGATGCACAAATTCCGGAAGTAAAGGAAGCTTACCCGGACTTTGACGAAGCGGAGGAAATGGGGAACGAGGAGACAGGGGAAAGATTCATTTCCTTAATCTCTCAAGGCTGGACTATGAAGCAAGCGTATGAGGCTATCCACATGCACGAAATCATGGACAGACAATCACAACTTGCGAAGAAGCAGGCCGCCATGGAGACCGCCCGCCAGATTAAGACAGGGCAAGGAGATGTAAAAGAATCCGCAACCGGCAGAACGGCATTGTCTCCAGTAAATGGGGACATTTCCAAGATGAGCGATAAAGAGATCGCAGAGATTGTAAACAGAGTAAATAGAGGAGACCACGTCATCCTCTAAGAAGAGGAGAAGAAGACTATGAGATTAGCAGAAACAAAGACCAATGTTCTGGATTTGCTGTACCTTGAAGCGTTGCAGTTCCCAGACCCTACACCAATGAACCTTACCACCAGTAACGCATCCGACAATGACCTATCCCCCTCCAACAATAAGACTTTCTATGACAAGAACCTTATTCGCTTGGTGGGTCCTTCCTTGATTCACGATCAGTTCGGTAAGAAGGTAAACATTCCTAAGAACCACGGTAAGACCATGGAGTTTAGAGGATTCGAGCCGCTGGCAAAGGCGACAACCCCGCTTACGGAGGGAACTACTCCTAACGGAAAGAAGCTGGATATGTTCACTGTAACCACTACGCTGAAGCAGTACGGCGATTATGTGGCACTGTCCGACCTTCTGGAGATGACCGCCATTGATAACCATGTGCTGGAAGCACAGGATAAGCTTGGCGACCAGGCGGGACGAACCCTTGATACTGTAACGCGAGAAGTAATTAACGCCGGAAACAATGTTCAGTACGCGGAAGGACAGGTATCTTCCAGAGCCGCCCTTACCTCTGCGCATAAGCTTACACCTAAGGCGATTGCCATGGCGGTAAGAACCTTGAAAAAGTACAACGCTCCGAAGATTAACGGAAAGTACGTGGGAATTATCTCTCAAGACGTAGCTTTCGACTTGGAGCAGACACAGGAATATAAGGATCTATTCCGCTATACCGACAACGCTTCCTTTAAGAACGGCTATTTGTTCGACCTGTCCGGCGTAGAGTTCTACGAGACTTCCGAAGCGAAGAAGTGGATTAACGCGGGAGCTTCCTCTGTAGACGTATATTCTACCTTGATTTGCGGAAAGGATGCGTTTGCAGTAACCACCTTAGAGGGAGAAGGCTTGGAGACCATCGTTAAGCAGCGCGGTTCTGCCGGTTCCTCTGACCCACTGAACCAGCGTTCTACAGTAGGCTGGAAGGCACTAAAGGCGGTAGCTATCCTTACAAACCAGTACATGGTTCGTATCGAGACGGCATCCACCTATAACGAACATGAGGCTAACTAAAAGGAGGTAGCATGGCAAAAGTAGTAGAAACAGAAACGAAAGTAACTGAAGGCGCGCCAGTAGAAGCAACTGCGCCAGTAGAAGCAACTGCGCCAGTTGAAGAGGTTGCCCCAAAGGAAAAGGATACGGAGGTGGTATTCCTTCCCTTGGACGATTCCCATAAAAGGCCGCTTTTCGTATGTGTGAACGGACGGTCTTTGAGGGTTCCAAGAGGGAAGAATGTGGAGGTTCCTAAGGAATTTGCGGAAGCGATTCGGAACGCCATGGAACAGGAAGCAGAAGCAATCCGGTATTCGGATTCCGTAGCCTACACAGCGGAAGGCTAAACATTGGAGGCGGTAGGGAAACCTACCGCTTTTTTTATACAGGAGGGAAAAAGATGATTAAAGTACGAAGCAAAACCTTATTCATTTCCGGAGAGGAACAAAGCATTGCGGCAGTAGGAGAGGCGGAAACCACTGTAAGAGAGTTCAGCATAGACCGCTTATCCGGGGATGGTATAGACCTAGCCAACCTGATATTTAAGTTAAATATTCGTTACGTTGGCGCAAAGCAATCAGACAGAAGCGACCTTGAAAAGATTGTAACGGATGATAGCATTATTCTTAGATGGCTTATTTCCTCCGTTACGCTGAGCCATCCGGGGACAGCTTTTATTCAGTTAGATGCATTTGATAGGGAAGGCTCTTGCCGTTGGAAGTCCTACCAGGCGGCGGTTTATATCGAAAAATCGTTAGATAGTGTAGTGGTTTCTCGGTCTACTCTTTCCGAGTTGGAACAGCTTGAGAAGAAGTTTGATACAATCGGAGTGGGAGAAGCTGTACGAGTAGAGGCGGAAAAGAAAAGGATCATTGCAGAGAAAAAGAGAGAGGAAGCAGAAGAGAAAAGAAATCAGTCTTTAGCAAACATTGTTTCAGAGGAAGAGAAAATCAAGGCGGTATCGGAAGAAGCAAAGGGATATAGGGACAGCGTAAAGGCTGATAAGGAAGCTGTTTCTAGGGATAGGAAGGATGTAGTTTCTGTAAGGTCAGAGGTTATATCTGCCGTGAATACCGCTCAGCAATATGCCAGTTCGGCAGAAGCTTCTAAGACAAGCGCTATTTCAGAGTGCAACAAAATCAAGGAAGCTACTATCGCTATAAAGAGCGAAGCTATAACGGCGCGAAACGAAGCGGTAAATGCAAAAACAGAAGCAAATAGCGCAAAGAATGAAGCCATTTCTGCTAAGAATGCGGCTAACAGTATTAAAGGGGAAGTACAGGTCTTAAAGAATGAAGCAAGTTCTACCGTGGATAGGGCAAAGCAGAACGCCGATAGGGCGGAGACATTTGCAAACAATGCTAAGGTTTCGGAGGGTAAAGCGGAGGGATTCAAGACAGAGGCGAGCGTATCAGCACAGAAGGCAAAGGATTCAGAATCCAAAACGCTGGAGGCATTAAAGAAAGCGGAAGCCAGCGGGAAAGTATCTATAACAAAGGAAGAAATGAAAACCTATGTTGATTCTGCCGTTGGTAATGTAAAAAGCGGAATCACAGAAGCGGAGGCGACAACATTAGCAAGAAAGGTCGCAAACGATTCTATAACCTCCAGATTCGCAGATGGAAAGGGAACAATAGAATCTGATGTAAGGAAATGGTCTCAAGACCCATTTGCTGACCTAAGCATAGATGCGACAAGCGTTATCCCCGGCTATTTCTTTAAAAATGCCTTGTCTGGATTCAAAACGGGAATGTTTGATATTCACGCAAAGGGGTTAATGGAACTTAGGAATGTGGAAAAGTCCCTGTATAGCACACAGAGGGACTTACGGATTTTTTTGAATCGAGGAAATGTTCTTGATACATTCAAAGAAATAAAAAGACTAGTAAACGGCAATCAACATGACAAGCTAAAGGTTGGAGATTATATAGTGGACAACAATATTAAATGGATTGTAGCTTCCATAGATAGGCTAGGAGAAAAGAGAAGCGTGGAGTTCCTAACATTTGATTTTCCGGATACGCTTAGCATAGACCTAGAAACTAGTAAAAATAAAGTGTTCCATTTAAAAGATTTTGATATAGAAATCAGTAAAATCTGCAATAACATCGAGGCTACATCAAGACTGGCAAGAGAAAGAATCCCTTCAAAAACAATATTGTACTATAAAGAAGACACTTACGAGACTATGTACTACGCTCCAGAGTATGAAAGTGTTGATAGCCTAATTGCATTAGGGGGAATGATTATTGCTAGCTTAATGACAGGCAAAAAAGGCGAAGTTCCTTTTGGGGCTACAGCTATTCCGCTATTTGATTTAGAAATATTTAAAAGAAAGCTATATGCCAGTGGTTACCTTGTGCGTGAGCTAGCTGTAGGAGGACTTCATGCAACAAAAGGCGATATTCCAAAATTGGACGATTTTGATTCCAAGGCTCCATCCGATAAGCGGTCAAAACTACCAAAGCCGATAATTTGTTTCAGGATTGAAGGCAATTAAAGGAGGGGCAACCCTCCTTTTTGCTTGGGAAAAATCCTTTGTTTTATCTGATAATACAATGGAAAGAAGGAGGTGCGAGCATGAAATTAACAGTAGGAGAAGTTTTATCTGTAACGGATGCAATAAGACCAAACAATACAGAAAGAGGGCTAAAAATACAATATCTAAACGAGGTGGAAGCGGAGGTTTTCGACTTGTACCTTGGATTTAAGCGTGGCAAGGAAGTGGAGATTAAACCTATCAATGGGCGGGCATTCCTCCATGGGGAGACGGACAGGCTGGAAGGATATACCAATGCAGAGGAAGAGACAAGGGCAGAGCCGGAAGGAAAACTCACCATCATGGGGACTAGTCCGTATAGAATCGTAGAGCCACTAGGGAAAATGAAGGAAAGCGAGCCTATTAGGTTACTTCCTTCCCTTAAATCCTATACACAGGGGGATGAGGATGCTGTAGTGCTTTTGGATAGCCGATTTTTGGGGATTTATACAAACTACATCAAGGCGAAAATTGACTATGCAGAGGATGAGATAGAAAGCTACACCAATGCGGTACAGGCATACAATGCCGAAAAGGAAGCGTGGCTCTCCTATCTTAACCGCTACTTAGTCCATGGAGAGAGAAGAGCAAGGGGGTTAATCTGATGAGATTTAAGCCAATGCAAGCTATAGGGAAGAATAAGCAGATGATAGGCGTTTTCGGTGGGTTAAACCAGTCAAGCGTAGGGGCGGATAATGAGTTTTTGGACATGAAAAACGTGTCGTCAAGGCTTTATCCGTCCTTGACTACGCCTGCGCTTAATTCGGAGTTCAATTCTTCCGAAAAGCCTTGCCAGTTCTTTAGGAAGAATGAGATTTACCATATTACTGAAGACTCAATAATGCAACAGGGGAAAAACGATAGCAAAAGAACGTTGAAGCTTAACCGAAAAAAACTGGATAGGATGCTTGTAGGCATGGGGGCATATATCTGCATATTCCCGGATAAGCAAGTCTATAACACAGCAACAGGGGAATTATTGGATATGGAAGCGTCCTATACGCAAAGCGGAAGTATCTCCATTGCTCCCGTTTCGGAAGGCTCCAGCTTTGTGAAGATTCAAGGAACCAACTTAGGTAAAGCCTTTAAGAAGGATGATGTTGTTACCCTGTCCGGCTTTACTCAGTACACGAATGTATTAAATGGGGCTAAGGCAATTAAGGAAATAGGGGATAACTTTATTGTAATCACGGCAGTAGACGAGAACGGCGCTGCCCTTCGGAGCATTACAGAAGAAAGAGGAGTAAAGATTGAAAGAAAACTCCCAGACTTAGACTTTGTATGCGAGTTCAATAATCGCTTGTGGGGGTGTTCCAGCGCTAATCATGAGATTTATGCTTCAAAACTTGGAGACCCTACTAACTGGAATAGCTATCAAGGTACGGCGGCGGATAGCTATGCGGTATCTGTTGGAAGTGATGGGGATTTTACAGGCGTTATATCCCAGCAAGGCTATGTTGTCTTCTTCAAAGAAGACTATATCCATACCATTTACGGAACAAAACCGTCCAACTTTAGCCTTGATACCGTACAGGCGAGAGGAGTGGCAGAAGGATGTAGTAGGTCACTTTGCCATGTAAATGAGACTGTCATGTATGTAGGGCGTGATGCCATTATGGCGTATACCGGAGGAATGCCGGAATCCGTTTCGGACAAGCTAAACCTAAGATGGACTGGAGCCGTGGCTAATCAATGGATGGGGATGTATTTTGTTGACTTGATACAAGGCAATACAAGAACAACCTATGTATATGATTTGAAAAATAATCTTTGGACGAAGGAAGATAGCCACACCAATAAGCTGATTAGTAGATTTTATGCAAACGGCGCATTGTATGAAACCTACAATAATGACAGCGGCCTATATAGCCGAGCGCGTGGGATGAGTGAGGAAAAGTGGGCAGACCTTGATTGGTATTTAGAATCCGTGTATCTGGAAGAGGGTACCATAGACCAAAAGAAAGTTCATTCCTTGCAATTCAATGTAGAACTGGAAGCGGATGCCTATTTTGCCGTCTATGTTAGATATGACAATGACGTTACTTGGAGAAGGGTGGCATCAGTCACGGCGGATAGGCGGAACACCTACACAGTGCCATTAAAGCTACAGAAATGCGAAAGATACCAGTACAGGCTGGAGGGGCATGGCTGGTTTCTCCTGTACGGCATGAGCAAGACCATAGGGAAAGGAAGCGAACGATGAGCGTATTTAGCGTCCCAAGGATAGATATAGGCGAGATTAACGACTTGGAGAAGGTTAAGGCGTATCTTGACGAGTTGAATAAGAAAATCCGATACCTTTCGGAAAATGTGGATCATGACAATATGGCTCCGGCGGAATACAGGAAATTCTTCCAAAGCGGGGAGAAGGCTGTCGAACTTATCCAAAGCATGGACAGATTCTCCTTGACGGTGGAGAACATTGAGGAAAAGCTAAAGGCGGGTATTGAGCAGACCGCAAGGGAGATTAACCTGTATGCAAAGCGTGGGGATGTAGTCAACTCAGTGAACATATCCAAAGATAAAATCCATATCAGAGGAACGGCTTTACAGGTCTACTCTGAAAATTTCCAGCTAGATAGAGAAGGAAACCTAACACTTTCCGGGGAAATCTATGCAGAAGCCGGGAATTTTGGAGGTTTCCAGATTGTGAAGGAAGGGAATACAGAGTTTCTAAGGGGAGATACTATATCGGCGTGCGGCTTGGGAGGGACGACTGTAAACGTAAGGGGGCAGTTAGATATTACCACCGACAAGGATATTACCGGGTGCTATGTGGATTTTAGTAACTGCAATGTGCAAACTTCCACAAATACCTATTTCGGCTGGTTCTACTGCGAGGATGTAGTCTGCACCTCTTCCGTACAGGCAAATTGCGGCCAGTGTAACGAAGCGTATATTGACGGCTTACTGGATTGCTTTGATGTGTACTCGAATAATAGGGGCATGGCATGGAGTGACAGGCGCTTAAAAACGGATATTCAGCCTATTGAGAACGCTTTAGAGTACATTTTATCCTTGCGACCTGTTGAGTACCGCCTAAAGGGCGATTCTTGCGTGCATTACGGCTTTATAGCACAGGATATCCTTGCCGGGGGAGACCCTTACGGACTAGTAGGCGAGATGGAAAACGGCTATTACGCCTTGGATTATGAGGGATTCAACGGCGTAATCTGCAAGGCAATTCAAGATTTGAGAAACTTTGAGACGCTTTGAGAAAAAATAGGGAGGAAAATTTCTCATGCTTTATAAAGCTGAAAGCCCAAATAGTATAAAAAATACTAGGGATGTGGAAGGGCATATAACAAGAATCAATAGGGCGGTGCAGAATGTTTTTTCCTCGCTGGATCCAGAAGACAATTTCAGCGCAGAAGAACTGCAGCGCTATCAAGAAACAAAGCATTTTGCCTCCATGCTGGAAGTAAGGGGGAACGGACTAAGAACGGTCTATACTGACCTTTACAACAAGGCAAAATCGGCATACGAACAGCAGTGGGAACAAATACGGCTTGCTTTATCCATGGGGAGCATTTCAAACATTATTACTTTTTCCAAGGAAGCTATATCAATCGAGGGGGAAAGGCTGGATATATCCACGCCGAACTTTGTCCTAACCGATACGCAAGCAGTGGCCAAAGGGGAAATCCATGCTAAAGGCGGGGAGATTGCCGGTTGGAGAATCAAAACTACCGGGAATCATACGTCTTGGTCAGGCGGAAGCAATTCCAAGATAGAGGCAAGGTCTATTGTTGCTGACTACGGAGAAGGACGGACAATAAACGCCTACGGAAATGTGAATATTAATGCAACGTTTAAGGGGAATTTTGAGGATATCAATGTGAGCGGGGCAAAGTTCCTTGGTGGATTCTCCTGTTCCGCTATGGAATCCTCAAAAAGGCTTACTTGCGGAAGCATGAGAATTTACACCACACAAAGGGCATACGGCGAGACTATCCCAAAGTCTCCAACGCGACCTTCTAAGGATGAGCTGGAGGTAGATAACGACGAGAAGTACCCTGGTCGGTACAATACCAACGTTGACCCAGAGGGCGGGCTGGTCGTTTCCGGGAACATACAATGCCAGAAGGTACGATCCAGCACGGCAAATACTACTTGGTCTGATATAAGGCTGAAGGAAAACATTCGAGGGATTGAGACGGAAGAAAGTAGCCTTTTGCTTAGGAATATTTCTCCGAAAAGCTTTACATTTAAGGGGAGCGGTAATCGCTCGACTGGCTTTATCGCGCAAGAAGTGGACAAGAGATTTACAAAGGAAATGCAAGGGGGAATCCTTGCGCTGGATGTTGACTCTATCACTTGTTGCTTAGATAAAATTCTTCATAACATGGGGGAAAGATATGGATGAGATGACAAAAATACGGAACCTTCTTTTGCAAAACCAGAAGATTATCCGCTATGCCTCTGAAAACGTATCTTTCCCCGCCTCCTTTTCAGAGGATTTTATAAAGGACTATGAGGAAACGGAAAAGTCTATAAAGGAATTTGAAATTAACTATGAGAAGATCATGTTCCGCTTTCGCCAATTAAATAGTGGCATAGAAACTTATTTTGAAAATTCAAGCAATATTTTGAGAATGGGTGTGAAGAAAAAAGACGTAGTAAGCAAGCTAAACACGGAGTTATCCATCGGGGAACATATAGAACTTATAGGGAAAAGGTTCTTAGTGAATACTAAGCACCTAACTATAAATGAAAGTGGCATGAGATTTAAGGGGACAGTAAACGCCACAACCGGGAGCCTAGGGGGATTCACCATTAGCGGGAATACTCTAGTCGGTGCGGAGAATACGGCGATTGGATCCGGAACAATCGAGGCGCACTATATGAATCTCAGAGGTGCAACGGCGGAGAATATAGACTGTAACCCGGACAATATCCAAGGGAAGCCTGTAACGATGACCTCTAACAGGCGAGTAGACAAGGAAAGCAAGGAAAGCTCCACAACTTCCTTCAAGGGCGAATTGTATGTGTCCGGGGTTATAGATGCGACCTATGGCTGGAATCAGGAAGTAGATTCTGACGGTGTTCCTCACGGGACACTTCCGAACTTTAGCTTTGATGTACTCCATGTAAAAGGCGCTTGCACCTTGGCGGGAAGGAGTGGAGCAAAAACACCCGCGAATCGTGCCAGATGTTCGGAGATATTCAACGAAAAAGGGGAATCATGGTCGGATGCTAGGCTGAAGGAAGGAATCAAGGATATAGACGGAGAGAAGGTTCTGTCTCTTTTCCAGAAACTACGGCCTGTTGAGTACCAGCTAAAAGGAAGTGCGGATAAGAAGATAGGTTATATCGCACAGGAACTTGACAAGGCATTCAAGGATTCAGACCTTCCCAGCATTGTAAGGCAAGAAGGGGAATATATGACGGTACCATACGCGGAACTTATCCCGCTAAGGGTAAAAATGATTCAAGAACTATACAGGAGGATAAAGGATGGAAGCAAAGGAAAAGGAACTCATGAAGGCGGCAGAACTGCTTAACAGGGTAAATGTGTCCGGGATTCAGAACATGGTAAACATCGTTACTGCCTACCAGCTTATTACCGGCATGGCGACAGTAGAGGAAAAGGGGGAAGAAGATGGCGCTAAGTAATTCAATCGTTGACTATTTAAACCAAAGGGGACAGGGAAGTTCCTACGCGGCAAGAAAACAGCTTGCGAATCAAATGGGCATGACTGGTTATTCAGGAACGGCAAGCCAGAATATTAGCCTGTTGAATCAGCTAAGAAACGGCGGAGGAAATAACAATCCTTCAGCGAATGTAATGGCCGGAGTAAATCAGCAAGCGCCCGCTCCTGTAACTCTTCCGGCGCAGAATGTAAGCACCAGCGAAAGCGGGAAGGTAAGCTATCCCACAAGAGGCTATACACCATCTGAACAGGTGGACAAGGCATATAAGGCGTATACGGCACGATTAGGATCCATGCCGGGAGACTACAGCGAATCCGAATATGTGGATGCCAGAAGAGAACAGCTAAAGAAGGTAGAAGGGGAGCGGCCAGACCCCTTTAAGTCAAAGTATGAAGCGCAGATTTCTAGCCTTCTGGACGGAATCTATGGCGAGAAGAAATTCTCTTATACCGGGAAAGACCTTCAGAATGATGACCTGTATAAGATGTATGCTCAGAGATATACGGACTCCGCAAGGAGAGCAATGCAGGACACTATGGCTAATGCCCAGGCGCAGTCCGGGGGATATGGTTCTACCTATGCCCAGCAAGTAGGGCAGCAAGCCTATGATACCACCATGGGCGGATTGAATGATAAGGCACTGGAATTTAGAGACAAGGCTTATCAAATGTACCGTGATGATCGTGCTAATCGCTATAGCCAGCTGCAAGCATTCCAAGGCCAAGACAATACCGACTATAGTCGATACAGAGATACCGTAAGCGACTGGATGAATGATAGAAATTACTATCTCAATGCCCTTAATGGGGAAATGGCTAATGACTTGAATGTTTACAATGCCAATACATCCAACTACTGGAACGGCACGAACCATTTAGCCGGGCAGTACAATGCCGATAGAAGCGCAGACCTAAGCGCATACCAGCAAGACAAGGCAGAGGAGCAATGGGCTAAAGAATACGCCATGAAGAAAGAGGCACAGGAACTTGATAACGAACTTTCTCGGCTGAATATCGAAAAAACAAAGCAAGCGCTTGCGCAGATGGCACTAGGCGGAGCAGGTGGCGGTGGTGGCCGTTCCGGCGGAGGTGGCAGAGGCGGAAGAAGAGGAAGGAAAGGGAAGCAAACGGAAGTAAAGACCGCGCCTGTAAAGGTAGAGACAGGAAAGACAGGAAAACCATTAAGAAACGTGCATGATTTGATGGATGCATATATCCCTTTCTTTAACAAAGGGGCAAACAATGTCACTGCAAAACCAACGCCGGCAAATAATACAAAGACGGCATTACAAGATATCTTTGCTCATGATGGAGTTGATTACGATCTTGATTATACGCCGGACGATCCGCTTACCTACATCACCAGAAGCGAGTTAAGAAAGGCAAGAGAGAAGAGAGGATATTAAGATAAAAGGGGGAGAAAATGGGAAGATTCAGTTCTTTATTTGACACAAAGCAACAGGAAGAGAATCGAAAGCTTGTGCAAGGATATATTGCAGAGAGGGCAAGGAGAACAGAGGGGAGCGTGGCAAGGCCAGCTTCCCCTATTTCTAATACAAGCCCTTCAACACAAACGGCTCCTCAGACACAAACGGCTCCTCTTCCGGCTCCAAAGACAAAGCAATATCAAGATAGATGGCTTGCTTCTCGAAAGTTCCAGCTTAGCGAGAAACAGATTCAACAAAAAGAAAAAATACAAGCCGAAAAAAATATGCTTTCTACTCCGGCGAGAACTGCTCCTACATCAACAACATTGAGCAATGAGGCTTTGGCAAATTTACAAAGCTATCAGAAGAACACGCCAGAAAGTAATCAAGATTTTGTAAAAGGGCATATTGAGGGAGCAAAGCCGCTTGTTAGGGATTCTTATGAGAACACAAGGGAATACCAGTACCTTAACAATCTTTCCAAAAAACCAATTGTTGGAGGAATTACACCGTATCTAGGCGATGCAATGTACTCCGTTTCTAGGTTCAGTAGCGGAATAGAGGGAATTGGAAATATCGGTGAACAGTTTATGTCTCCCGAAAAAATCTCTCCAGACAATATGCTTAGAGGGCATAGTTCCAATGCTGTGCGGGAAGGAAGCCAAAGAGTATTCAGAAACCTTCTTGGAATGAAATATGATGGCGTGAGGGAATTGCCTGAACAAATCACGGATTTTGTTACTGGAACGGTATTAGATGCCACTAGCTCGGCGGTAAATAGTTTGTTGCTTGGCAGAGGTGGTCTTGCTTTATCGGCTGGAAATGCGGCCAACCAAGAATTTATAGATAGTGCAAGCAATGATGAAATCACAAGAGACCAGATGCTTTTAAGTGGACTGGCAAAAGGTGCGACCGAAGTGGCTTGGGAGTATGCGCCTCAATCCCGTTTCTTGGAAATGGCTAAAAACGGACTAGGAACTACCGGGAAAGAGGTTTTAAAGAATGCTTTAAAGCAGTCCGGGCAAGAATTTATTGAAGAGGTTGGAACAGAGTTAACCAATACTATATCCGATTACCTCATCAAGGGTAAGCAGTCCGATATGGTACAGGAATATCTTGCAAGACGGCAAGCCGGAGAGAGCGACAAGGAAGCGAAATTCAATACCGCGAAGGGGATTGCTGGCAATGTTGCAATGTCCGGACTTGGCGGAGCGCTATCCGGTGGATTCTCTACAGGACTTGCCGGAATGTCCAATACCGTTCGGAACGGATTTGCCTATAGCGGCATGAATGGAACCTATCAGGATATTGCTGATAGCGCCGATACTTCCACCGAAGAGGGAAAAGCTATCCATGAGGTGGCTACAAGGCTTGCTGAGAAGGAAGCCAAGGGGCAGAAAGTAAGCTTGATGGATAGGGGATATTTAGGCAATGCTATTGATAACGCCGCCATAGAGGCTTCCAAGAAGGCAGAGACTAACAATTCTACCCTTGAAGGTGAAAACCGCCTAGAAAGCGATTCTGTGCAATCTGGAGAGGGGAATAATGCGCCTTACAATGTGATGCCCAACAATCAGACAGAAGATTCTATCTGGGAACAGGGCGGAAAGGATGTGGAAACCTTTAAGCCTGGATCTCCTGTTGATTTAAGCAATAAGGTTTCTCAGATTGAAACTGCAAGGAAGTCCATGGAACAAAATGCATTGCATGAGTTTTCCGGGAACTACGATACAGAAGGAAAGCAAGCCTTTATGAAAAACTATGACGGCAGCTTAGACCTTCCGACTTACATTAAGGCATACAATGATATTTACAATATCGCACGGTACAACTACAAGACAGGACACGAAGATTTGCAGACTGGAGCCGTAAAGACTGCAAGAATGGCATTGCTTAGCGAGGAGCAAAGAAAGGAGATTTACAAAGCCGGATTTAGGGATTTGATGGCTACAGAAAAGAACTGGAACCAGAACTTTAAGGAGCGAGTGGAGAAGAGGGAAGGCGGCGTAATGGATTCCGTTCCTCATGCTCCGAAGAATCTGAAGACTGTACTTAATGCCTTGGGAAAGAATACAGGGCTTCTTTTCCGTATCACGGATTCTAAGTATGCAGATGGGGCGAATGGATCCTATGAAAAGGGAAAGGGCATTATCACAATCGACTTACAGAGTGATAATATCCTTGGCACGGTGTCCCATGAAATGACACACTGGCTGAAGGACTATAACGAGATTGCCTATCCTATGTTCCGTGGCCATGTAGTGGAAAGCTTAGTCCGTTCTTCCGGCACTGATTTTGACACACTGAAGGAAGCCTATAGAAATAGCTATGGGCAGAACATGACTGAGGAAGAAATCATTGATGAGATTGTGGCAGATGCTACTACTCATTTCTTGAATGATGAAAAGTTCATTGAGGAGATTACGAAGGACAAGGAAACAAAGGGATTTGCAGAAAAGATTCTGGACTGGATAAAGTCCGTGATTGATGCCTACAAGGAACTTATTTCCCATACAGGAGACAGAAGGGCAAGCCTTGCTTTACAGGAGGACTTAAAGAGATACGAAGAGGCTAGGGAGTTATGGTCTTACGGCATCGAAGAAGCTACTCAGAATATGCAGAAATATGAGCCTGTTACTCATGCGGAAGATAGTGAAACAGAGCTATCTCAAGTTCAGTTGCAGAAGGTTATCGACGATCAGTCTGATAAACCTATTGAAGACAGAGTGGAAGACGTTTTAACGAATAAAAACTTTTCCGATTCTCATATTTATCTAAATGATACGCCGCAAGTGTTACAAGATTTAGGACTTAGAAATCTGCCTATGCTTATGACTTCAAAGCACGTTTACAAAGCAATTAGAACTGAGCAAGAGGCAAAAAACGAAGGGCGATTTGTGCAGAGGGATAAAGGCCATTACCATGAGCTTGGTAAGCAAAAATTCCTCGATGTGGTTAATGCACTCGAAAATCCAGAACTTATTTATAAAGATAATAACGATCCAAATGATTTACAGATTGTTGTTGTGGTTGGACTTAAGGATGACAAGAATCGCCAGATAATGGTTGCGATTCAGCCGGAAGGAAACGGAAACTATAATAAGGTTTCTGTTGATAGCAATGTGGCGTTATCTATGTATGGGCGGAAAAACCTTCCGACCAAAATAAGTGATGCCCAAAATGATGGCAGAATTTTATATGATAAGAATTTAAATAATAATAGCGGTATTCTCCAGACCCCTGTGTCACAATTACACAACAATCCTTTGAATACCGCTGTTGCGAACAGTGTAAATCAGTATAAGAACTTAGTCAATAATTTTCTGCAAAAAAATGGAAAAGTACAGCAAACAAATCAAAATAACGGAGGGAATGGACTGCTTAAGCAGCTTGATATTTCCGAAGAATACTATCATGCGCTGGAGGAGGAAAACAGCGAGCTGAAGAAAGCAAACAACTATTTAAGCGAAGTCTTAAATGCAGAGAAATCCCACGTTCCCTCTCAGTCTGACGTAAGAAAGACAGCGGATAGAATGCTGGATGAGTTCAAATCAACCTTTAAGAAAAGCGACTTAGTGGAGCAGTTGACAGGCCTTTATCAGTACCTAAAGGAAAGCAAGAACATTGATGGCGGAGAGGTAACAAGGGTAAGCCGTTCTATTGCTAGGGAAGTTATCGACAACGCACAGTATCAAGATGAGGACGAAGTAAGGGAGTATAAGGCATTCAAGGGATTCTTTGATAAGCGGCCTTTGTATATCCCTGAGGAGTATATCGAAGATATTTACCCGGACGGATTCGGGGCGTTACGAAAGAAATACTTTGGCAAGGTGGATATTCGGAAAGCGAACGCAGATCATCAGAACAATATCTATGATATTTACAGAGAGCTGCAGCATGAGTTCCCCAATCAGTTCCCGGAGCATGACTTTACCAGCAACGATGCAGACGTTGCCTTAGAAATTCTGGACGGATTCGAGCAGTTGCGCCCCAAGGACTACGAGCATTTCCCGGGAGAGGAATACAATCATGCTGTAGATAGACTGGCGGACGAGATTTTCAATGCCTATTTCGAGGTAGGAGAGGAGAGTTTAAACAACAAGTACAAGAAGAGTTATAAGAAGCTGAAGGAAGATGCCCGGGCAAGCCTTGAACAGGAGTACAGAGAGAAGTACGAGGCGAAGATTGAAAAGTATATTGCCAAGGCAGAGAAGAGGGACGAAAAGAGCGTTGCCAGAATCAAGGCACTAAGGGCAGACTACAAGGATAGTCTTATTGACTATGACACCTTTATCCGGGAAGAAGCTAGGATTCTGAAGAAAACAGGACTTGAGTACCAGGCCAGAAGGGAACTGCACCAAGCGTATAGAGAGAAACAGGACGAACAGCGCCATAGACAGATTTACAAGAGGGAAATTGTAAGAGATTCTAAGGCTTTAATGAACATGGCCGTAAATCCTACGGATAATCTGCACGTGCCAAAGGTATTACTGAAAGACCTTGTGCCTGTGCTTTCCTCTGTAGATTTTTCCTCTGTGAATACCTATGACGGGAAGATTCCTAAAATCAGCATGACGGCGAATGAGTTTGCAAGGAACCTTGAAACATTGAATAGGCGACTGACGGAAGCAGAGGAAAACGGCGGAATCTTTACTGAGGATGACGGTAAGGGAATGTATCTTGATATTGATCCAGACTTGCGAGCAAGCCTTCAAGAAGTGCAAGAAGCAGTCAAAGGGATTGATGGTAATATGAACCGCCTGTCTACTGAACAGCTTCAGACACTTAGAAACAGCCTGAGGGGACTGAAGAAGATTGTGGAAAGCCAAAACAAGTTTATTTCCGATACCCTTAATGCGAAGGTTTCCGAAGTAGCTAATGAGGTTATTAAGGATTTTGAAAGCCAGAAAACAGGAACTGCATGGAGCGGATTTATCCTCGGCAATGGGCATGAGTTTTTAAATTATAATATGCTGGATGCCTATAGCTTTTTCCATGAGATGGGAGACGGCGGAAAGAAGGTCTACAAACTCCTTAGAGCGGCACGAGATAAAAAGACGGTAGTCTTGAATCAAGTAGAGAACCGCTTCAAGGAAGCCATGAAAGAAAACCATATCAAGACAAAGGATATAACTAAGCTTTCCAATGATACATTTACCTTTACTGCCCATACTGTAAGGGGCAATGCACAGGCGGAAGCTACCATGACGAAAGCTCAGCTTATGTCTATGTATCTTTATGACCTAAGAGACCAGGCAAGAATGCACATGTACGGAGAAAGGACAGATGCAGAGACCGGAAGAAAGCATATCGAGGAGAAGCTTGGCGGGTTTAAGATTGGAGACCGGAAGAAAATCGGAAGGTTCGCCAGAGACGAGAATGTTTATAAACTGACTGAAGCGGAAGTTAATGCCCTTGTGGATGAGCATTTGACAGATAATGAAAAAGCCTTTGCGGATAGCATTGGAAAAATATTGTCTATTGATGTGGCAAAGTTCGGAAATGAAGCCAGCAATGCGGTATATGGCTATGACAAGTTCACGGAAAAGAACTATTTCCCTATCAAGGTTGATAAAGATACTATTGATATGAAAAATAGCGACCTTGAAAGGAATATGTCTACGCTGAAGAATAAGGGAATGACTAAATCCCTTCAGAAAGAAGCCTACAATCCGCTGATCGTGGATGATATTTTTGAAGTGATGATGAAGCACGTGGATGAAATGACTTCTTACGGAGCATATTTCCCGGCAATTACCGATATGCAGAAGTTTTATAACATGAAGGACGAGACAGGTAATTCCGTTCATAGGGAACTTTCCAGAGTTATGGGTAACGGAGGTACAAATTACTACATGAATCTGCTTAGAGACTTAAACGGAAGCCGAGGAGATACGGACAATGTGGACAGATTTGCACAAGGATTTTCTGGCCTTTACAAAGGCGCAAAGGTTCTTGGCAATTTAAGGGTTGCTATTCAACAGCCGACTGCCTATGTAAGAGCGCTTGCGGCAATTGAGCCCCAATATCTTATGAGCGGTCTTAGCCTTCCGGTTACTGAAGCAAAAAAGGAATGGGAACTCGCAAAGAAATATGCGCCTATTGCCCTTTGGAAGTCTATGAGCGGTTCCTTTGATATCAATGTGGGGAAAGGTCTTAGACAGCAGATGACCGGGGAAGCGACTATCCGAGAGAATATAGCGAATAAAGCTGGCTTCCTTCTGGAAAAAGGAGACGAGTTCGCATGGAAGCGCCTTTGGTACGCTGCAGAAAAGAAGGTTGAGGGAACAACGGACTTAAAGAAAGGCACGGAAGAGTATTACAAGGCGGCGGCAGATATATTCAATGATATCATAGATAAAACGCAAGTGGTGGATTCCGTGCTGAATAGAACGGATGCCATGAAGAGCAAGAATGGATTGGTAAAGCTATCTACTTCCTTTATGTCAGAACCTTCTAAAACCTATAACATGGTTTACCGCGCATACTCTGATTACAGAAAGGGAAAGAAAAACGCCGGGGCGGTGCTGGGCGTTTTGGCTGTGTCTGTTCTGAGTGCCGCAGCAACTGCCGCCCTTGCTTCTGTATTATCTGCAATGAGGGATAGGGACAAGGAAAAGAAATATGGAGAGCGCTGGCTTGATGCTTTTGTGGGAGACTTTACAGATAATATCAATCCAATAAGGTATATCCCAATTATGAAAGACTTTGCGGAAATCGCGATTAATGCCTATTCCGGGAAGTGGAATAACGGATCCAATGACCTTACTACGAAGCCTATCGCTGATGCGGTTAAGGCATTCAAGAATTTATCGGAGGTTATGAATGAGGATTCTACGCTTGGGGTAGTGGGAAATCTATACAAGGCTTCAAATGCGCTTGATATTACAGGAATCCCAATGAGCAACACCTTGAGAGACGGGGGAGCACTATACGATACGATTATCTATGATTTTCTTGATGATGTAAGTCTTCAGTATGAAAGAGACAAGCTTGTCTACAACATGGAAGGAAAGAATAGCAAGGGCGATTATGTCAATGTAAAGCGTTTCTTGTCTTCCGCACTAAAGGCATACACCAGAGGAGACAAGGCACTAGGTGATAAGATTATGGCGGAGTTAAAGGCAAAGCTGGGCGATGATGTAATTGAGGAAGCTATGCAGAAACAGCTAAAAGGCAATGATACGATTCAGGCAATGGCTGAAAAGAAAGCAAGCGGCCAAGACTATTCAGAGGATAGAGAATCATTGCTTAGCCAAGGATTTAGTGAAGCCATGATTGATAAAGCGCTGGAGAGTGCCTATAGAAAGCAAAGCCCGGTAAAGAAAGAGGATCTAGCGGAACAGCTATTTGAACAATCAGAAGGATATAAGGATAGCCTAAAGGCTTATATTGACTACAAGAAGGCTGACGGCGTATCTGACGAGAAGATTCGGAGCAGTATCAAGAGCGCAGTAACTGGCAGATACAAAGAAGCCTATCAAGCGGCTATCGGGAATCCGGCGGAATCTGATGCAATCTTAAAAAAGATTCTGCGAATCACGTACGAAGGGAAACGGCTATACACCGAAAAAGACCTAAAGCAATGGGCGAAAAAGTAATGAGAAGGGGACAAGGAAACTTGTCCTTTTTTCTTTTATTGCTAGGGTATCAAAAAATAAGGGCTTGTATTATGGCGGTAGAAACTCAGGAAGGAGGAGAAGATATGGATGGATTTTAACGCATTTTTTTCATTGGTGGATTTCGGAGTGATTATCCAGTCGCTAGGGTGGCTGTCTCTAGGGCTTATCACCTTGGTAGAAAAGTTTGCTCCGAAAGATAAGAAGCCATGGACGGCGATTCTTACCTTTATCGGGAAGATATTGACAAAGGAATTTGCGGAATCTCAGAAAGCCTTAATGGACAGGGTGGAAGTGTTGAGCGACAAAATCGAAGCAGTTGCAGAGTCCGTAGATGAGACAAGAGCCATAGCCGCAAAGGTTAGGATTTTACGCTTCAGTGATGAGATTATTGGAAAACAAGTTCACAGTAGAGAAAGCTTTGTTCAAATATTTGCGGATATTGACACCTATGACAGGTACTGCCGAAATCATTTGGACTTTAAAAATCATAATACGGTGAGCGCAACGAAACTTATTACTGATGCGTATGATGAGCGGTCGAAAAAGAGTGATTTTAGTTATTGAAAAGGAGGAAAGAAAATGGATTTCGGAATTGGAACAGTAGTGGCAATTACAGTGATCGTGTACCTCATCGGTATGGGGTGCAAGGCGGTAGAGGGTTTGAATAATAAATTCATTCCCGTAATCTGCGGATTTGCCGGAGCGGTGCTTGGTGTAGTGGGAATGATGACTATGCCAGAGTTTCCAGCAAAGGATATTTTAAATGCGGTAGCCATTGGAATTGTAAGCGGCCTTGGTGCGACTGGAGCAAATCAAGTCGGTAAGCAGCTTACACAATAACTTATATAACAGGAGGAAAGCGCATGAGTAAGAACAAGCCGTTTGAAAGGTACGAAGGCATTGACGAAGATGCCAAGAAACAGGAAGTTCCGGCAAAGGACAACAAGGCGGACAATTCCCCGCACCCTGTCGGCTATGGCAGAGGCGTAGGAGAAGAGGACAAGGAGAATGGACCCGGCGTAGAGCTGTAGGGCAGACTTGGGGCAGTACAGCAATGTATTGCCCCTTTTTGATTATGAAAGGGGAAGTATATGAATCCATATCAGAGAGGACAAAAGGCGTTGTGTGGCGACTATTTCAAGTATACGCCGAGCGGCGCCGGGCAATTCAAGAAGGCCGGAAGATGGCATACCGTGCCAAAGACAGGGGATGTAGTCTTTTTCTTTAGCCCGGCAATGGGAAGAATCGCCCATGTTGGGATTGTGGAGAGCATAGAAGGCAACAAGATCACGACAATTGAAGGCAACACTTCCGGCACTCAGGGGGATAGAAACGGCGGAGAGTGCAGAAGAAAGACCTATAACAATTTCTCTGTAGGTGGTAGAAATTGGGTGAATGGCTTTGCAAGGCCTGTCTATGGGGACGATACTTGCACAGCACAGGAACTTTTGGACGTTGCCCGGGGAGAAATTGGCTATGAGGAGAAGGCTTCCCCTCATGGGCTGGAGGATAAGCACGCCAATAGAGGAAGCAAGAACTATACGAAATATGGACAATGGTACAACAACGGGAAGGCTTTATCTGAGTTCTGGTGTGCTGAGTTCGTGAGTTGGTGTTTCTACATGGCTTGCAAGAATCACGCCACAACGCAACAGGAGCCACGTAGAGAGGGTTGGCAACAGTTAAATGATAAATGGTTGTTCTATGTCGACAACGTGCCTCTATGGGGCGGATGGCGCTATATTAACGGCAGATGGTACGCCTTTGATAACGCCGGATTTATGATTAAGGGGTGGTTTAAGACAGAAGAAGGCTGGTATTACCTTGGAGAGGATGGTGGAATGCTTTCCGGACAATGGATTGAGGATAAGGGCAAGTGGTACTATCTGACAAAGACCGGGCTTATGGCGACTAATGCGAAGGTTAGAAAAGCGAAAGGAGAGGGATTCGACTATGTAGGAGAGGACGGAGCCTTTGATTCCTTTAAATCTCTCTTCCAAATATTCCCGGAAAGGACTGAAATTGTCGAGTAA